TCATAATTAGTAGTATTAACTTCATAAAAATAAGGAGTATGGCGAAATTCTATTACAGAAGTATTAATAGGTGCTGTACTAAATGTTATTTGTTCATTAGCTGGTGAAGTAGAAAAAGTATAATCTGTTGTTTCAGTTTTAAGTACACCGTCAACAAATACAGAAACATCACTAGTATTTTGAATTAAAGTATACCAGTCACCAGTATCAAAAGTTGTTGTAGTTCCATCACCTGTATAAAAGGTAGTTTGTGAAAAAGTATTTAAGTTTTCAGCAATTAAGTCAGTAGATGCACCACGCTCTGCGGCTTGTGTAAGAGCAGTAGTGTCTTGTGTTGAGGACTTTGTAGCAAATTCTACTGTTTCTGTAGTTGAACCTTTAGTAATCTTTAAACGATATGTAGAAGAATAGTCAGCCTGACGTACATATACTAATGCCTCAGGGTTACGTGTAGGACTTGTGGCAGTGCCTTGGGCTACTGTTGTATTCTTGTTTACAATAAAGGTTGTATCTGCAATAGATACAGCAGCTAGCTCTAAGCTAGGGTTAGTCAATCCTGATAAATAACTAGCAGCATTATTGGTAACAGTCTTAGATACACCATCTTTGTCAAACACCCTGATAGTACCAGCCGTATCTACCACCATAGAGTAGAACTCATTCTCATCCCTACGAATAGTATGGATAAAAGCTTTACCCAAATCAGAAATAATACCCAGATCAGCAACATGCTCAGAACTAGGACGCTTAGACAGTCCTGTTACCACGCTAGACAGAGCGTTCTCTTGTAGCTCTGCTTGTGTAGCTAGACGTAGTGATGGTGGCTGTTGTGATACACCGTTAATAAGGTTAGGGATAGATTGACTGATGAGTGCCATTAGATTGTTCTCCGTCCCTGCCTATCAATAATGCTAAAGGTATCATAGTTGTCAAAGATGTTATGGTCATCAGTAGCTTTATCAAAATCTTTTAACTGTACTAAAGCCTGTTCTTCATCTTTTTCTTGGAAAGTGTGTAGTGTGTTAGAGCCTACTACACGATCTTGAAATATACGAGTAGCACGTAGTATAATATAACGCTTTGCTACTTCTGGTAGATCATCAAATATTAACTGTATTACTATATCAAGCGCAACGGTTACACCAATAACAAAAGTATGATTTACTCTGTCGTACATTTTTAAGCCACGCTGCACAAGATTAGGCGCGTTAGCTTTTAGTGTGGCATCTGCTCTCAGAATATTAGCAGGTAAAATTATTTCACCTTCTAATGACTGAGTAAACCCTTTATTTAATTCTGTGTTAAAGTGCCAGCCCATAGACTGTACTTCTCTGTCAATAGTATTTAAAATACTTTCTGCAATCTCAGCTTCAACTAGTCCTGATGATAAACTACTAACTGGTGCCTCACCAATGGCAGATAGCATTGTATTGACTGCATCTAATTTACTTGTTCCTGCCATTTAACTACCCTTTACCCATTTCTTAGACGATGATTTTGTTTTAGCTGGGTCCCATTTAGTTTTTGCAGCCCAATATGCTGCACTCGTTTCGCCTTTAGCAATATTCTTTTTATGGCGATTCTCAAATGCTTGGCGTTGACCTACTGTTTGATTAGTCTTAACACCCTTTTGTCCATACCTTATTAACTTTGGTTTATCTTTAGTACCTATTAACACCGCATGAGACTTAGAGGCATTGGGCGTTCTTTTAGGTATCCGCAGACCCTTAAATGTTTCTCCTGCGTGTGTAATAGCCATTACTTTTTCTTTCCATACTTAGCCATGACAGCAGCTACCTGCTTCTGTGGCATACCACCAAAGGACATCTTCTTGCCTGTCTTCTTAGCCGCAGCTTTAGCTTGAGAAATACCTTCCTTAGTGTACTTATATTTTTTACCTGCAACTTCTGGCATATTATTCTCCAAAGTAAAAAAGGGAGTAGCCGTTAAGCTACCCCCAATATTCTTAGACCTCTACAAGACCAATACATGATGCAGGACGCAGGACGTTATGCCCCATTGCGTACTTAGCAACCATGAGTGTGCCTTGACGGTTGATCTGGTACTCAGACTCCATGCCCAAGTCAAGAAGCTTGACAGTAGCAACAGCTTCTGGTGTAAAGACAAAGCCACGTAACTTAGCAGCTTCTGCAACCATGTCGCGGCTGTCTACAGCAGCAGTCGGAAGGTCATAGTGAGTAGTGCGTCCAGAACCAGCAGTGTTTGCTAGTGGCTGGTTGTCGTTTGTCTTACCTTCAGCAGCATTACCTGTGGTAAAGTTCTGATACAGGTTAGTTACATCAGCATGGTTTGACATGATAACAGGAATACCTGCAATTGACGGAACCATACCTGAAGCAATTGAACCGTTACCACCGAAGTCTTGGTTCATGTATGTCAGCTTTGAGCCATCAGTTACATCCATCAGTGCATAGTACTGTGCTGGTGGAAGGACAACTACAGCGTTGTCTGATGGTACGTTAGCAATGTCCATTGTTTTCTTGGCATCAAACACTGCCTTAGCAAGCTTTGCTGGATCAAGAGAGTCAGCAGTAGCTGTACCAATGGTGACATTTGGAGTAAAGTCTTCTTCAGTGAAAGCTTTGTAGTCTTGAATAAGACCAGCAGCGGCTGTTGCGTTAGTTGACAGCGCAGCTTTGACAAGCATACGAGCTACATTCCGATCTGCTTCGTTAGCTAGTGCAATACCAGCTTCCTTTGAGTAGATTGAACGTACATCGTAGTGGTTGATAGCTTCATCAATGTTAGCAATGAACTGGCTTGAGATAAGCAAGTCGTCAATTGTGACGATACGCTCACCTGCACGAATTGAACCACCTGTGATTTCGTTTCCAGGGGTCAGGTATTCAGCAGTTGCACGGCCTGTCATTGGGAATGAAGCAGACTTACCTTTTGAGATTGTGCGAGTACGCACTTTATCCATAAGGACTTTCTTTTCCTCATAGGCTGTTAGGACTTCTCCTGCATACAGCTTGAGAAACAGGTCACGGACGTCACCTGTTAGGTTATTCTGGCCTTGAAAGCTTACGCTATAGGCCGGATTTGAAGCGGCTTGTGCCATTTTAAATTACCTCTTAGTAATGTTAATGTGAGTTGAAGTACACTCTGCATTACACTACATCCTTTCTCCAAGATTGTCCCTCGCAAGGGGTCAGGGGTAATCGTTTGTTATGTTAGCTTCGTGTTAGGGATATAGTCCCTTCTAGGTACACCGTAATGTAACTAGAAGGAAGGGGGAACTCTTATACAATTCCCCCAACCCCATGCAACAATGTTAAAACAGACTAGACTTGGCTAACTTATCAGCAACCTGCTGTCTGTAGGCAGGGTCTTTAGCGTATCTGGGGTCACGCATAGCAGCAGTTAATTCTGCATTGCTTTCAAACTTCCCACCAGAGGACACAGAGCCTGTCTGTCCAGAAAGGAGACGAGGTTCTGCCTCAGAACGATAACGAGCATTAAGACCTTGAATCGCCAACTTAATTAGATTAGTGTCACGCGATTCCATTGTTGAGTTAAAAGCATCAATTTCGTCAGGGGGTAGATTATCTGCTGCCCACTGTACTAATCCTTGATACTGTTCTGCACCACCTACTAGGTTGTACATACTAGATTGGACTTGTTCAGACAAAGCGTTCTGTCCGTCAATCCATGAGTCAACTACTGCCTTTGAAAAACCAGCCTCAGCCAGTGCTTGATAGGCATCTTCAGTTAATCCACCTAGCTCTTCATATTCCTGTTGGAACGCATCAAAGTCTAGGCCATTTGCATCTAGTGCTTCAGCAATATCAGAAGGAGTAGCATCTGCTATCTGCTCTTCTGTTATTTCTGACTCTTGTTCTTGCTGAGGTTTACCTAGCTTACTCTCTAATGCAGAGTATGCCTTAGCCATATCCTCAACTGAATTAAATTTCTCAGGTAGCCACTCAGGACGCTCAGGGTCTTGTTGACTACCTTCTACTTTAGCCAGCATAGCATCTACATGCTCTTGTGACTCAGCAGGTTCTTCTTGATAAGTGTTAATACTGTCTGCCATTATTTACCTAACCTTCTACAGCCCCTTTAGCTAACTGTGGAGCAGCACTTTGTGCTAGCTGCATAGCTGCTTGAGCTTCCATCTGTTCTTGTTGCATTTGTTGTTGCATCATTTGTTCTTGTTGTTTCTGCTCAGGTGTCTTTATAAGTCCTGAGGTATCAATACCAAGTGATGCAGCTAGGCGATCAATATAATCACCCAAGTTCATCTCACTCTGAATAACTTCTGGCCCCAGCGGTTGAAGATATTGTAAGAAAGTTGCTAGTTTATTTAAGTCTTGTCCACGGCCTAGTGCCTCAATACCTGTTACTACTGTAGGCTTGACACTATCCTTAGGCATACGTGGCATCTTACCTTGCTTAGTTAATGACTCAAGCAATAGGTTGATTAGTGGTAGCTGAAACTCCTGTGATAGAATAGAGTACACACCACCAAGGGCTGTCTCTAGTTCTTGCGCCATGAAGCGCACTTCTTCTGCTGTTACACGCTCTGCTGCTCTTTGTACAGAGGAGTTTAGCAGAAAAGCAGCACCAAGTCTATCGTTAATCATACGCATAGTCTCTAGTGAAACACGGAAGTCACTACCTTTAGCTACCTGTAGGGTAGACACATCATTACTGTCACCCTGTAGGAACGCACCATTAGGTGCAGCAGCTAGGTCTTTACTCTTTGTAGTACCATTAGGCCGTACAAGGAACAATACCTTAGCTGATGCTGCGCTGCCTTGTACAATAGCTTTTGTTAAAGCCTCAAGACTACGTAGATCACCAATGTATTCTTCAATAAACCCTCGCCCATAGTCCTCACCGTCAATACGAATAAACCGTAGTGGGATGAAAGGGCTTTGGTCTAGCTTAAATTTACCCTTAGTCTTTTCAATAGTAATACCAGCTACTTCCTGTATAACTTCGTATCTATTATCCACACGCTTAAGGCATGTATACAAATCGTAGCTTTTAACAGGAGTATCTGATGGTGGGATCATGTCCTTTATTTCATCAGGTAATGTAGATGGAGCCATAGACTCCTTGGTAATAATCTCTAGCACATTACCCATAGTGTCACGCTTAGTGCAGTAACGGTCAGGCCGGAATACTTTCATTCCACCTTCTTTGGGCATGTAAACAAGAGCATTACCAGTAACGATAAGTAACTTGAGTGCCTCAAATACTGGCACACGGATAGCTTTACCCTCGATTTCTTGCATAGCAGCACGT